GTGAAACCGTTGTTGGCGACTTTGAGAATGGCAACATTTACACGTTTGACTTAGATGTTTACTCTGACAATGGTCAAGCCCAAAAATGGCTACGTTCATGGCGTGCCCTGCCTACTGGTCAAAACAACCTAAAACGCACAGCCCACCATAGCCTGCAATTAGATGCTGAGACTGGCGTAGGTTTGAGCAGCTTAACAACAGATCAGAATATTTTTCTTATTACAGAAAATGATGATCGGATTGTCACAGAAAGTGGTGAGCGCATTGTGGCGGGTGTCGAGCAAATCCCAACGCCTGCGCCACAGGTCATGTTGCGTTGGTCAGATGATGGCGGTCATACATGGTCTAACGAACATTGGACGTCCATGGGACGCATTGGCGAGTATGGCCACCGCACCATCTGGCGTCGCCTTGGTATGACTTTAAAACTGCGCGACAGGGTTTATGAGGTGTCAGGTACTGACCCCGTCAAGATAGCCATCGTAGGCGCAGAATTACAGGCAAGCCCGACAAATGCTTAATACCACCCAAATCCCTGCCCCTCGCGTGCCGTTGATAGACGAGCGCACGGGCACGATTTCGCGTGAATGGTTTCGGTTTTTAAACAATTTGTATACTATTTTGGGTGGTGGCGACGGTATTATTAACCCTATCAACGGTGGTACAGGTACAAACGCCATTCCTACAAACGGTCAATTATTGATTGGCGACACAGGCAAATACAAGCTAAACACGTTGACGCAAGGCACTGGCATTAACGTCACCAATGGCGCAGGCTCAATTACTGTCAATGTGGCAAACACTGGCGTGGTGGCAGGCAGTTATGGCACGGCATCTAGCGTGCCCAACTATGCGGTAAACGCGCAAGGGCAGCTGACCAGTTCGGTTAGCACCACAATTGCCATTGCTGCCAATCAAATTACGTCAGGTGAAGTGCCTATTCTTCGTGGTGGCACGGGCGCATCGACTGCATCAGGCGCTAGAACAAACCTTGGCCTTGGCACTATGGCTACCCAAAACATAGGCGCTTCGGGTACATTTACCACTGTAGATTTAAAGACCGTTACCGTTGTAAACGGTATTATCACAAGCATTGTTTAAGGAACGAAAATGGCCGTTAACATTTCACTATTTGCAGGCGCTGGCGCACAGTTTTTTGATAACAACGGTGTGCCTTTGTCTGGTGGCCTGCTCTACACTTATCTGGCTGGCACTACAACTGCAACAGCCACCTTTACTTCTTCCACAGGCTTGTCTGCCCACTCGAACCCTATCGTGTTGGACTCTGCTGGCCGTGTGCCGGAAGAAATCTGGCTGACAGCTAACACACTTTACAAGTTTGTTTTAGAAGATGCAGACAATGTTTTAATTGGTTCTTGGGACAATCTCCCTGGTGTTAGTAACGCCAACACTTTGGCCGCTGAATTGGCCAATCAGTCTGACATTACGCTTGGCGACGCTTTAATTGGGTTTAAGCAAACCTTTGCTCTGGGCATCATGCCTGGTGCTGTTGGCAAAACTTTAAACAACAAGATGCAAGACTTGGTGTCAGTCAAAGACTTTGGCGCTAAAGGCGACGGCACAACAGACGACACGGCGTCAATTCAAGCCGCCATTAACTTGGCTTGCACTTACGGTGGTAATGTCTATCTGCCCGCAGGCACATACAAGATTTCTGCTGCGTTAGTGTTCACCATGAACAGTAGTTTAGTAGACCCTGTTAAGCGCCCATCAATGTCTGGCGACGGCATGGCCGCCACAACTATCTTTCAAACGGCTAACGCCAATGGTATTGAAGTTATTGGCCATGACCCACAGCCAGCCGGTTACTCTTTGTTCCAAGACTTTACGCTTTACGGCTACCAAAAGAATAAGCTAGGTTTTGCCCTCAAAGACATTGCATTTGTCACGATCAACAACGTCTACATTGCAGGCTGGTCAACTGGCTTGTACGGCGCTAACGTCCTGTCGTCCACATTCAACGACTTGGTGATTCGCTTTAACGATGGTGGTTTTTACTTTGAACCCAACGCAGCGTTTGGGTTTGTGTCTGAACCCAACGCCATCATCATGTCTAACTGTACCGTTGGCAACAACGACTCTTACGGTGGTAAGGTCATCGGTGCAGGCACGTTTAACTACACTGGCGGCTCTATTGAGGCCAATGGTTTTGGCACTGACTTGTCTAGCGCAAAATGGGGCTTGGCCATTGTTGACGCAGGCGGCAAACTTGCCCAGCAAGCTGCTTGCGCGTTTAACATCAGTGGCGTCTATTTTGAAGCCAACGGTGGTCAAGCGCAGTTCCAAGTGCAACAGACAGTTTCACGCCCTGGCGTTACTGGCGTTCTTAACGCTTGTAGTTTTACCGTTGTTGGCACAAGCTATCCTCAACAACAAGTTTACTTGGCTGCGTCTAACCCTGCCTTTGCGTTCCCCATTACGTTTGAAGGCTGCGGCTGGGCTGGCTTGTCTGGCTACACCGCAAACGCAGGCCGTCCCACAATCAATAACGCAGGCAATGACTTTAAATTAGCCATTGTTGGCGCTAATTTTTACAGTGCGGTTGACCAATACAAACAAGGCGCACCAAACCGCTTTGAGGGTGTTGTTGAGGCGTCTGTCTATGCTGACTTGACTGGCACGCCAATCAGTGGCGGTGGTGGCGCTGGTACTTTGCAGGCGGTTTTAACTGCGGGCAATGTTTCGGCATTAAACGCCAAAATTGGTGGTGACGGCAGTACCACTGGCGTTGTTGTAGGTACAAACACCTATGGTGGCGTTCCTTACGCTGGTGTCGCTGCGTATCCCACAACTTTGTATTTAGCAAATGGCGGTGCAGCTGCTACCACTTACGCTGTTCAATTCATTAACGCAAACTTCCAACCAGCGGTTGACTCAGGCGCTGCGACTGCTTTGACTTTGGGTGGTGCTTCTAACAACTGGAACGGCTTCTATTTAAAGAACGTGTTTAACTGGAACGGCTACGGCATTCCAGCCCCAACAGGCGACACAACTAAGTTCTTACGCAACGACGGCACATGGGTGGCCGTATCTGGCACGGGCACGGTTACTAGCATCACCGCTGGCACTGGCTTGAACGGCGGTACGATCACAACCTCTGGCACGATCAGCCTGAACAACACAGCAGTGACCGCTGGCTCTTACACAAGCGCCAACATTACTGTGGACGCGCAAGGCCGTATCACTGCGGCTGCCAATGGCTCTGGTGGCACAACGCCCACATTGGCGCAAGTAACCGCAGTTGGCAACATCACGACGCTTAACGGCATTTTTGGCCAAACTTCAGCCGGTAACGGTATTGGTGTGGGTGGTGCGACGCCAGGTGGCCCTATGGGTCTTGCCACCTATGACGGCACAATGTTTTTGACCAACAACGGCACAGCAGCCACACCTCGTGCGGTTGATTTTAATGGTGCAAACTTCCAACCTAGCGCAGATGCAGGTGCAGCTAACGCTTTGGTTTTGGGTGGTGTTTCACGTCGTTGGAATGGCTTCTATCTTAGCAATAACTTTGTTTGGAACGGTTACAGCATTCCCCAGCCAACTGGCGACGTAACCAGATTCTTGCGCAATGACGGCACTTGGGCGACTGTATCTGGTTCTGGCACGGTTACTAGCGTCAGCGGTACTGGTACTGTTTCTGGCCTAACATTGTCAGGTACGGTCACATCTTCTGGCAGTTTGACCCTTGGCGGTACGTTGTCGCTTACAAGCGGTAACGTCACAACTGCTCTAGGTTACACACCTCTTAGCCCATCTGGCTCAGTAACAATCTCTGGCTCGACATTCCAATCGTCTGGTAGTTTGGTTGCGCTAGGCAACACCAGCGGTACAAATGGCGTGTTTGTTAATGGCGGGTCTGCGTTTGCTCCAAACACCGATGGCGTGATGACTTGCGGTTCTTCTGGCTTCCGCTGGTCAACGGTCTATGCTACGACAGGCACAATTAACACGTCTGACGCTAATCAGAAGACTGAGATTGCTGACCTTACTGCTGCTGAATTGGCCGTGGCTAGACGCATCAAAGGCTTGTTTAAGACCTTTAAATTTAAGGACGCTGTGGCGGCCAAAGGCGCAGGCGCACGCAAACACATTGGTGTTATTGCCCAAGACGTGCAGGCAGCCTTTGCCGCTGAAGGTCTGAACGCCAACGACTACGGCGTTTTCTGCTCAGACGAAGTAAACGGCGTAACCGTTCTTGGTGTACGCTACGAAGAATTACTGGCCTTTGTGATTGCCGCCCTATGATCAACCACCATTTCAGCGCAGGAGTCTACGCCAAAGAGACGCTGATACCGGCAGGGCATGTGCTTGTCCAGCACAAGCACAAATTTAGCCATCTGTCGATTTTGGCCAGTGGCTCAATTGAGTTAATGGTTGACGGTGAGCGCAAGATTATTCATGCGCCAGCCTGTTTGACTATTGAAGCTGACAAGCATCATGGCGTAAAATCGCTTACAGATGTTGTGTGGTATTGCATTCATGCAACTGAATGCACTGATTTGGATGAAGTTGACGAAGTTTTAATTGCGCCAGGCGATCAAGCCCAAGCGCAAGAACTGGCCAAGTGCCTACAGGAGAACTAATATGCCATGGATGGCCCTAGCAATTGGCGGTAGCGCCCTACTCGGTGCAAAAGCAGCTAAGAGTGCAGCAGGCACACAAGCTGAGTCTGCGGATCGCGCAACTGAACTTCAGCGCGAGATGTTTAACAAGCAACTTGAACTTCAACAACCTTTTCAAGAAGCTGGCGTTAATGCGCTAAACCGGATGCAGTCTGGCGATGTCATGGGCATGATGGATCCATCGTACAAATTTAGATTAGGCGAAGGTCTTAAAGCGCTTGACCGCCAAGCAGCCGCCCGTGGTGGTCTAATCAGCGGTGGGGCTTTAAAAGCCGCCCAACGCTATGGCCAAGACGTTGCGTCAACTGAGTTTGGCAACGCTTACAACCGCCTTGCAAGTATGGCAGGACTTGGCCAAACAGCCACAGGCGCTATGGGCGGCGCGGCAGGCCAGTTTGGTGCTAACGCAGGCAACTTAATGACTGGCGCAGGCGCAGCACGCGCTTCGGGTTATGTTGGTGGCGCTAACGCTTTGACAAGTGGTTTGGGTCAATACATGAACTACACGCAAAATCAAAACTTGATAAACCGTTTTGCGCCTCAACCAACCGCCGCTCCGTATAGCCCGCTGTATCAGAGTCAGATACCTGGTTCGGGAGTTTAATTATGGCCATTGATCCAAACATTGCTCTGGGCGTACGCGGCATTGAGTTGCAAAACCCCCTTAACGCGCTTGCGCAGTTTTCGCAAATTCAAAACGCGCAAAATCAAAACGCTATGGCGCAACTTCAAATGCGCGAAGCCGAAGCGGCTGCACAAGAGAAAAATATGTTGCGCAGGCTAGACCCTACCGCTGCTGACTATGAAAGCCAACTGTTTAAGGTTAATCCCCAGTTAGGTATCGCATTTCGCAAAGAAGCGGCGACTACTGCCGCGCAAAAAGCCGCTGAATCTAAATCTTTAACTGAAGCGGCAGCGTCAAAACAAAAATTATTAAACCAAGCCTTGCGTGATATTAGTGGCCGCCCATCGGACGCCAACATTATTGCGCATACAGAAGACATTCAGTCATCACCGCTATTTTCAACGGAAGAAAAAGCAAAGGCTTTGGCTACGCAACAAAGATTGTTGTCAATACCTTTTGCGGAACGCCAGATGTATTTAGCGCAACAAGGCGCTAGTGCAAGCGAATTAAAACCCTCAACGCAAACAGTCAACCGTGCCGGCGCCACAGACATTGTGCGATTGCCTGCGTTTAGTGGCGCGCCTACCACAGTTGGCTCTTACGCGGATGTGCCTTTGCCCGCCGACGTGCAAGCGCAAAAGATAGCAATTGCACAGCAGAGCCGGCCACCGGCCCAGCCTGTTGCACCAACAGTTACACAAATTGTTGACCCTACTAACCCAAAGCAAATGATTTCTGTTGACGCTCGTCGTTATCAAGGTGGCGGCGTTGGATCCCCAGGCGTTATTGGTGTGGGCGGTAAAGAACCCGGCGCTGGCAGTTTAAGACCTTTAACCGAAGGACAAACAGTTAAATTGCGTGCTGATGTTGCTAAAGATTACAAAGCGGCATCAACTGCATTGTCGCAAATAGATGACTTATTAACTTCTGCTGATGCGGTAAAAACATCACCAGGGCTATCCGCAGCCACAGGCTTCACAGGTAAATTTTTACCGTCGTTCCCTGAAGGCGGCGCAGCGCAAGCAGAAACACGTTTGGCTAACTTACGCGGTAAAGTAACCGCGCTAGGCAAAGCGACAGCGGCCATGTCAGGCGCTATTGGATCTATTGCCAATCAAGAATGGAAAATTTTGGCTGATCAAATTGCAGTGCTAGATGAGGTCAAAGGTAAAGGACCGTTGCTTGAGCAGATTGCATTGCTAGAAGAACAAGCCAAAGGCGCCGCCGCACGTATCCGCGATACGTATGAAAAGTCACGCGCTGAAGATTTTGAGCGCTTCCCTCAGTTCCGCGATTTACCAGCACCAAAAGCACCTGGCGGCAACGCCCCCGCCGCAGGCACTGGTGGGTTTAAATATCTTGGAAAAGAGGGTGGATAATGGCTACCAAATACCGTGTTCAAGGTCCAGATGGTGCGGTTCACGTCTTTGAAGGGCCGGACGACGCAACGCCTACGCAAATAGAAGCATTTGCAGCCCAAACCTTTGGTGCGGCCCCTAAGCCCACCGCGACTCCCGCGCCACGCGGTAAAGCTGGTATGTTTGACGTACTGTCTGCACCGTTTGAAATGGGTATGTCGCTTGCGGCCAAGCCACGCAAAGAACAAGTAGAGTTTGTTGCGCCTGCTGTTGAGGCGCTAGGTAGCGCTGGTGGTGCAATTGTAGGGACTGGTGCAGGTCCATTGGGCACAGTAGTCGGCGCTGGCGCCGGTTATGCGGGCGCTAAAGAGTTGTTGCGTCTGGCCGCTGGCGAAAGTGGCAAAGAAACACTTCCGCAATCGGCTGCACGCCAAGCACAAAACGTGCTTGAAGGCGCAACAATGGAAGCCTTTGGACGCGGCGTTGTAAGCCCTGTTATTACCAAAGGCGCTGAGTACGCAAACAAACTTAAAAACATCAAACTTGACCAATACATTAAAGCTGTTGGTGACAAAGGCGAAGAAATTGTTAACGCATTGCGTGGTCGCACACAAATTGTTCCAGGCACATCCCCCACCGCCGGCGAAGTCGCTGCGCCTGTGGGTAGTGTAGGGCTATCTGTATTGCAGTCCCGCGCCCGTCAAGTGCCAGGCACTGCGGATATTTATGCGGGCAAAGAAGCGCAGAACATTGTCGCCCGCCAAGCGCAAGAAGCGCGTGCGGTAGATAAATTTAATGCGTCCAAGCAACGCATCCAAGCAAAAATTGATCGCGGATTAGTTAACGTGACGCCTGGCGAAGTTGGCGGCGCGCTGATCGACGCGGCCAAGGCTGAACAAAATGCAGTAAAAACAAAAGTAGTGAAGCCCGCCTACGATGCGGCGTTTGAGGCCGCTGGCGATGTAAAGATTGACGTATCAAAAGTTGTAAACGAAGCCGAACGTATCCTTGATCGCAAGCTGTCAAGTTTTGCCACTGAAACTGCGCCGGATACTGTGCGCAAACTGCGCGGGTTTGTACCTTCTGTGCCTGAAGCGGAAGCAGTGTCTATTGGCAAAGCAGGGTTTAAAGCAGCTAAAGCGCCTACACCCCCGCCAGCAACGCCAGAAGCAACGCTGTTGCAACTTGATGATGTTCGCAAAGCCATCAATGCAGACATTGCAGCAGCGTCATCAAGCAACGCGCCCATGGCGGCCACAACCCTGCGCAATTTAAAGCAGTTACATGCTGCAATTGACGACGCGGTTAAGTCAAGCACCACTTTACCTGACGAAGCTAAAACGCTGTACAAAGGCGCGCTGGACACCTACCGCACACAATACGCGCCGCGCTTTAAAGAAGGCATCAACGCCAACTTGTTTAAGCAAACAAACTTGCAAGAAACCAAAATCAAACCAGAAGACGTTGTTAGCAAATACTTTCAACCCAAGGGTGAGAGCGAGGCCAAAGACTTTTTGCGTTTGTTTGACAAAAACCCAGACGCAATGAAAATTGCCCGCACGGGTATTGAAGACCTATACCGCCGCGAAGTAACAGACGCTGCGGGCCGTGTAACACCTGAGTCGCACGCTGCGTTTATGAAAAAGTACGCGGAGCCGCTTAAAATTCTTGACGGCGCGGGGATGAACATTACGCAACGCGTTGGTGTTGTTGCCAAAGACGCCGCTCGTTTAGCAAAAATTGATGAACTTGCAAAAGCCAGCGGTAACAAACTAGGACCCGCTTTGCCAGCCGGCGTTAACGCGCTTGCAGTTGAGCAGCGAATTGGTGACTTGACTAGAAGTTTTACGCCTGAACAACTTAGCCATGTAAACGCAGTAAGGCAAGACTTATTGCGCGAAGGTGAATACCAGCGCTTGGTAAAAGCAGGCGCTGACGCCGGGGCTAATATTAAAAATTTAGCTACCAAAACTGGTCAAGAAGCTGGCTTGCCATTACCAAACTTTTTGTCAGTACCAATCACTGTTTTTAACAATGTTGTTAAACGCCTTGCATTGCGCATGGACGACAAAATTGCGTTAGAAATTGCGAGAGAGTTAACTAGCCCCGCTTTAGCCGCTGATCAAATTGAGGCTGCTATTAAACTGCAAGCGGCTCGTCGTGCGGCCACGCCTGGCGCCGGCACTGCCGCAGGGTTGGCGGGCACTAGGGCGCTTGGTGCTGAAATGTCACGTCGCGCTGAACCTGAAAACCAAAACGCATTGGCTCGGTAATGGACACGCAAGTTCTTTTTAACATCGCGGTAAGTCTGGCGGGGTTCTTAGGTGGCTGGGTGCTGAACAACATCTACCGATCACTGGAGCGCTTAGATACTGACGTGCGGGCTATGCCTTTAAACTACGTCACCCGCGACGACTACCGCGCTGACATGCGCGACATTAAAGAAATGCTTGGCAAAATCTTTGACAAACTGGATGGCAAAGTTGACAAATGATCATCGACCCCATCACGGCGCTTGAGGGACTACAGCAAGCCATAGGACTTGTCAAAAAGGCAAGTAAAGTAGCCAACGATCTAGCGGGCCTAGCGCCCATGATCGCTAAAATGTTTGACGCCAAAAGCGTGGCCACCAAAGCCATGGTGGAGGCCAAACGCTCTGGCAACAAGTCAAACCTTGGCACAGCTTTGCAAATTGAAATGGCGCTTGATGAGGCCAAACGCTTTGAGGCCGAATTACAGATGCTTTTTATGCAGACGGGCCGCATAGACGTGTGGCAAAAAATCAAAGAGCGCCAGCAGCAGATGGACATTGAAGACGCGCATCTAGCGCGCCAAGCTAAGGCCGAAGAAAAGAAACGCAAAGAAGAAGAAGATGAACAACTGGCATGGGCGATTGGCATTGTGACCCTTGTTTTACTAATTGGCGCCGTTGGCTGGGGTATTGCTGAAATTTCAGAAGTTTGCGCCAGAATGCGGTGTGGTCGGTGAATGAGTACCAGAAACAATTTGACCTGTTTCTCAAAGTGTTTGTGCGCCTGTGCATCGCTTGGTGGGTGCTTGGGTTTTTGCGGTTCTTGCCTGATGATCTGTCAGACAAGATTGTCAATAAATTACTTGGAATGATTGGACTAGGATAATGCTGACTTTACTTTCAACCCTAATTTCTTTCCTGATGGGCGGCCTGCCCAAGTTGTTGGACTTCTTTCAAGATCGGTCTGACAAACTGCATGAACTGGCGTTGGCTAGGATGCAAATTGAGCGTGAGTTGGAATTGCGTAAGGCGGGCTTTGAGGCTCAAGAGCGCATTGAACACATCCGCACAGAGCAGTTGGCCACCGAAAGCGCGGCCACCACCCAGCAAGTTTTAATTGGTGCGCAGCAAGCCGAGATGCAAGCCATTTACGCCCACGATGAAAGTTTAAACGAAGGCACTAGCCAGTGGATGCGTAACCTACGCGCCAGCGTTCGCCCTGTCATTACCTACGGTTTCTTTTTCCTGCTAGTTTTTGTTGACGTTGGCCTGTTTGCCTATGGCTGGCACAATGGCGTTAGTTTTGTAGAGTTGGCCGAGATGCTGTGGGACTCTGACACCCAGGCGTTGTTTGCGTCCATCATTGCGTTTCACTTTGGCGGTAGAGCGTTTGGCAAATGAACGTCTCGCCCAAAGCCATTGAGATGATCAAGCACCATGAGGGTGTTCGATTCAAACCGTACCAGTGCCCAGCAAAGCTGTGGACAATAGGAGTTGGCCATGTTCTTTATCCGAATCAAATCAAGATATTATTGGCTGAAAGGGGCGCTTACGCGCTTCACACTGAGGACAATCGGACTTTTACGAAAGAAGAAGTAGATGGAATTCTTAGGGCTGATCTTGACCGTTTTGAGCGTGGGGTGGAGCGCTTCTGCCCTGTCCCTCTTACACAAGGTATGTTTGATGGCCTCGTTAGCTTTAGTTTTAACGTCGGTCTGGGAACACTCCAGCGTTCGACGCTTCGTCAGAAGTTGCTTCGTGGCGACAAAGAAGGCGCTGCCGAAGAACTTCTAAAGTATTGCATGGCGGCAGGAAAAGTCCTCAGAGGCTTGCAAACCCGCCGCATAGACGAGCGTCGCCTATTCCTTAGTTAACGCCCTGTACGCCTCAATAGCGGTCTTCAGATCGCATTGCAGTTGCTGTATGCGGTCGTCTTGCTCACACAACTTGGCGTAGGCTTCTTCGGCAAACTTGGCCAAGTTAGCCTGGCTCCATGTTTGAAAGTCTGGCCTGTTAATCATTGGATTCCTTCTTAGACGGCGCGTCTAATTCAAGGCGGTAATACTTAGCCGGCATCTTGGCGTTCTTATCCAGTTGTTTGCGCAGCCATTCAGCGCCGCCAAGTTCTTGCAAGATCATCCAGTGCCTATCTGACATTCGGACTTGTCGGCCTAACAGGGGTTCAGGTGGTTTTGGTCTTGGCATTTATCTAACTCTCCGAAGCGGCATGTCCATAACGCGCTCTGGCGGTGGGGGTGTCATTTTTTCAGAAGGTGGTGTCCAACCATGCTTGCGCCAGATGGCCTGCACGTCTGAACCAGAAGACCATTTGAAATCTTTGTTTGGCATAGACGGGTAGCTAATCTTTGAGTAAGGTGGTTTTTCTAGCATTGTGTTGCTCCTTTAAGTAGTTCTAATCTTTCCCGTGCTACGCGCAGGGTGTTGTAGCGCTGGTGAAGGCGCTGAAGCATGGTAACGCGCTTGGCGCCGTCACGTTCTTCGTTAAGCAGTCTGAGGACGTCTTCCTCGCTCATCCTGCTAAGTTCATTGTTAAGGCTTCGCCAAGTAGTTGTCAATTTTCTTCTCCAATTCAGTAATTGTCCCGCGCACGCGCATGAGCGCCCGCACTGCGGCGTTGGCTTCGCGGTCGCGTATGCGCAACTCAGCTTTGGCCACTTTAAGTTTGGCCTTCCATAAATCAAATCGTTTCACTTTAATTCCTCCATTGCAATATCAGATATGGCGCGCTTGTCGTGCAAAGCCGCCCAAATTTTTTCATCCACCGTTTTGCTGGTCAATAAGATGTAGCACCACACAGGGTGTTGTTGCCCGCTGCGGTGCAAACGACCAATGGTCTGCTCGTACAGTTCCAGACTCCACGGCAACGACAGAAACACCATGTGACAGCCGCCGTGCTGTAAGTTAAGCCCGTGGCCTGCTGACTTTGGATGGACGGCGAGCAGTCGTATTTTGCCTTCATTCCATCGCTTGATGGCGTCGGTGTCGTCAAGGGTGGTGACGTTAAAACGTCGCTTGAGTTCGGCAAGTTCTTCTTGGTAGGTGTAGGCGATGATGGTGTTGGCATGTTGGTTTTCGTTCAATAGTTCTTCTAATCTTTCAAACTTGTGCATGCTGTACCAAATTGGACGCTGGCTAGATACAAACTTGCCAGGCGACTCAGACGGCGTGGTCGTCGTGTCGTAAACAAAACCTGACGCCAGTTGCTGTAGCTTGCCCGTGACAACTGCGGCGTTGACAGCTGTGATGCCTTCCAGCACAAAGTCTTTTTTCATTGTGTTGTACGACGTCATGTCCATCGTGCAGGCCAACTCAACTGTATGCAACGGCGGCAACTTGTCCTTATACTCGCCTGCCTCCAAGACAAATGTGGCAGGCTTAATTACGTCCATGACCTTCTGAAGCGACCCTACTCTAGGCGCCCATTCGCCAAACTCTTTATTGATCAGCACAAAGTATTGCTGCATGAACGCGCCTTTGGATCGGCCAAGCAATGACTGGTCGACGATCTTGCACTGGCCAAAGACGTCTTCTAAACCGTTGCTGGTGAATGAGCCGGTCAAGCCCCAGCGCGTCGTCATGGGGTCAACCACTTTAAGGAACGCCTTGAAGCGTGTGCCTGATGGATTCTTTAATCTAGTTAGTTCGTCAAACACCACGCCATCAAAATTTAATTTTTGTTCGGCCAGCCATTGCAAGTTGTCGTAGTTGGTCACGACCACTTGGGCGTTGCTCTTGAGGGCGTCCAAGCGCTGCTTAGGTGTGCCAACGCACAGAGCCATGCTGATGCGGTCAGCCCACTTGGGGCGCTCAACTGGCCACACGTCTGTGCAGACGCGCTTAGGCGCCAGCACCAGCCAACGCTTGACGTGGCCGTCGCGGATCATCTCCCACATGGCCGTCAGCGTGATGGCGGTCTTACCCGCGCCCACTGGCGCCAAGATCATGGCGCGGTCATGCTCAAAGAGAAAGTCAGCGGCTGTCTCTTGATACGGTCGTAATGAAACCATCAATTTGTTCCTTAGTCCATAAACACGCATAGTTCTGACGCAGTAGCGCCATCTCTGTCTGAAATAGTTTTTGCAGTTCACTCAATCTGCCGCCTTTGGTTTTCAATTCCACAAACCACGTTTGACCATCGGGTAAACACGCAATGCGATCTGCTACACCTTTGCGTCCAGGCGAAGTAAACTTCCAAGTCCGGCCACCAATGCGCTGCACCGCCCAATCAAAATAAACTTCAATTTCTTTTTCTTTCATGTTGTAAAGTATACATGTAAAAAAGATTTGCACAACAATTATTTCTGTGCTAACATTCAAGTTCAACTCAGTAAAGGACAGTATGCTTCACTCAAATATCGTCGGCGGTAGCACCGCCAAGCGCGTCATCAACTGCCCAGGCAGTGTGGCGCTGGTGCAGAAAATGCCGCCAAGACCTTCAAGCAAATACGCTGACGAAGGCACACTCCTACACAACGTCATGGCCGAACTCATCATGGGTGATGAAGCCCCTGAGCATTACATTGGCGCACGTTACGAAGACCAAGTTTTGACGCAAGAATTGATTGATAATAAAATCAAACCAGCACTGGAGGCGCTAGATGCAATCGACCCACAGCGAGTCATGGAAATCGAGGCCGAGACAAGCGTCAATTTTGGTGACTTGCTTGACGGCGTGTTTGGGTCTACTGACCTTATTGGTCGTCTTGGCAATCGTGCCGTTGTATTGGATTGGAAATTCGGTGACGGCGTTATGGTCGAGGTTGAGGAAAACCCACAGTTGATGTTCTACGCGGCTGCTGCCATGCGCACGCCAGAAGCGCAGTGGGCATTTGAGGGTGTGACTGAGATTGAGTGCGTCATTGTGCAACCGCCTGAAGTGCGTCGCTGGGTGACAACGCCTGCGCGCATTGCTGAGTTTGAATTGCAGTTGGTGCAGGCGGTCAAGCAGGCAGAGAAGCCAGACGCAAAGCTGGCCGTGGGCGATCACTGCAAGTGGTGTGCTGCCAAGCCCATCTGCCCCAAGATGACCGGCGCTGTTGACCGCGCATTGAAGGTGCAGATTGACGCTCTGCCGGCTGCGCAGATCAGCACCTACCTTAAAAACGCTGACATGCTTGAGGAATGGATCAAAGACTTGCGCGCTCTTGCATTGCAGATGCTTGAGTCTGGCGCCAAGTTACCCGAATACAAACTGGTGGCCAAGCGTGCCATCCGGTCATGGTCAGACGACGAGAAAGCGAAAGTCGCTTTGTTCGCGTGTGGCCTCACAGAATCTGAAGTGATAGAGACAACTGTCGTCTCCCCCGCCAAGGCCGAAAAGGCGCTTAAAAAGCGCAAGATCGGCCTACCGGAAGACCTCGTGGTCGCCATTTCTTCAGGTAACACTTTGGCAAGCGTGGATGATCCACGACCCGAAGTAATGCTCTTGGGTAAGCAATTAAACGCTGCCCTTTCTAAACTACAGTAAGGAAAATCATGTCAAATTTAGTAACCTTCTCTCAAGCAAACTTGCCTGCCGTTTCAACTTTGTCTAGCGCTTTGCGTTCGATCCAAGCCGAGGTCGGCCCAGCCGGTGTTGTCATTATCAAGATGGACAAGACTGGCCACTGGGTCTTCGGTGCAGATCAAACCGAAGCGGAAGACGACGCTGTTTGGGCAGTTAATCCTTTCTCATTTGTGCATGGATTCATCGCTTGGGGCGATGGCGAAGTGCTGGGTGAGAAGATGGTGTCCGTCAGCCACCCATTGCCTGAGTTAGATGAGGCGCCACCTTCAGCCAAAAAAGGTTGGGAAACTCAAGTCGGCATGTCACTCAAGTGCATCTCTGGCGAAGACAAGGGCATGGAAGCGCGCTTCACCACCACGTCAGTGGGCGGTAAGCGTGCGGTTCAGACCTTGGCCGTGGCCTTGGCCGAGCAGGTCGAGAAAGACCAAACTAAGCCTTC